CGAAATGACGATAAGCGTCACTTCTTCCGTTTGAATCGGAGGAGAGGACGAATCGCCGCGACGGGTGGTGTTGCCCATCTCAGTGTCGATCGCGTAGTTGATGTCCCGCGAACCGGTTAGTCGCGTGGCGCCAGTCGTTCCCGCCGTGCCAATAAACGCTTCGCCCTGAAAGCCCATGAGGTCGGCCATGATCTAACTCCTTATGCGGCTGCGGAAACCGAGCCGTACCAAAGTTGCGGAAATTTCTTTTGTGCCTCTACCAGTGCCGGAGCCATAAAGGGACGTGCCGGATACTTCGCAACTCGTGTGCGCGTTCTTTGTCCCGGCTTTGGTCGTCGTCTGCCGACAGGAACCCACTTCTTGCCCCAAATCGCCGCGCCTTGCGTGTACCGCCCGCGCTCATCTCGCCCAGCAGCACCCCTGCCGATGATGGCCGTGATTTCTTTCTCCAGCATCCCTGCCGTGCCGCCAAACTCATGCAGCGCCGGAACGGTTCCGCTCGATAGCCTGCCGTTTAGATACTGCTTTTGGTTCAGCTTCACTGGGCCGACAACTACCGACTGCCTTGCCGGTTCGTAGCCGTACTGAATGTTTCGGAGCGTCGCTACTTCGTCTTTGGTTTGGTATCGCGGCGGGTCGCCAGGCATTGACGCCTTACGCTTCTTTCCACCGCTTCGCATGGAGCGACGTGCTACCGTGCGAATGAATCCGCCAACTCGATTGAGGAACTTCGCGCCGCGCTCGCCGACAAGCTTCTCAACCTTGGTGCGGTCGAAAAACATATCTTTAAGGTTCGCGCGAACACCAATCTCAAGTCGCGGAGTTGCCATCTACCTTTGCCCGAAAAACACCAGTGTCATCGTGAATCGTCCCATGCCGTTCTGTTGCAAATCCTCGTCAGTTCCAAACTCGGCAACCTCTACTCGGCTAGTCGTTTCGTCGCATCCTGTTGGGCTTCGAAACATGAAAAAGTCGGCTATCTCTTCCGCCAGCAGTTTCAGTCGTGACAACATCGTTGCGAGCGAATCGCCTACTTGCACAAGCGTCACAATCTGCGTGGCGTATTCGTAGTTCGTGCTCTGCCTGTCTGCCCTGCCAAGCGATGTCTGTCCGGTGTCTCTCACGGTAAGTTTGATCGTCTGCAAGTCGGACAATGCAAACTCCGGCATCGGGTCATACTTAGCCACAAACGACATCGACAAATTCGCCTTGCCAAGGTCGTCTGCAACCGCTCGCGCGATCTTCTCACTCTTGCTGTAGGCGATCACACAACCTGCTTCGTATGAATCCGGTACATCGTTCGAAACCCGTCCGTGTGCTTGAAGGGTGGAATCCCGTTGTCTCCAAGCACCTCGAACACAAACCCACCGGCGTCGGTTATCCGGTCGCCTCTCTGGGGCTGCACTGCTTCTCCGTTGAGCGTGTAGGCCGCGACGGGAATCAGGAAATCTTTCGACTCCCAGGTGATGATTCCCGTTTGGCTGTCCTGCTCAAATTGCGTTTGTCCGTACGTGGCTTTGACGCTTGAGCCGATAGTTTGCGATCCGCGGGCGATGGTGACGGACTGGGAGGCGCTCGCTTGAACACGAGCCGCCAACCACGTCGAGCCAGTGGATAGCAAGTCAGTCATTACAAGTCGCCCGTCATGATCTTCATGTTCGCCACGGTGACATCAGCGGTGTTCGTGCCTGAGGACTTCTCGATATGCACGCACGCCTTGAGTCCGCTCGCAGCAATGGCAATCGCCAGCGTGGTGCTGGTGGCCGTCTCGCGAACGCCATTGATGTAGAGCTTAATGTCGGTCGGGTCGCGGCCGTCGATAGCGAGGGCAAACGGGGTCGCAGCCGTCCAGTTGATATTACTATCCACAGGAGCCACGTCCGTTGCGGTATCGTCGCTTTGGACAAGGATGTCTTGAGACCCGCCGTCGATGTGGATGGTGCAGAACGAACCGGCACTCTGGAAGTCCGAGGCGTCCACGCTGTCTGACACGCCAACTGTAATGTCGGTTGCCGAGCCGGCGGCGGCGTCGAGAACCACTTCCGCCAAGAAGATCCAATCGGAATCAAGAGCCACCGCCTTGTGGCTCAAGACGGAAATCATTTGAGCTTCACTGGTCGCGTCAATTTCGAATCGCAAGCCGGGTCCGACTTGAGCAACACGAGGATCGCCAGAGGTCTTAGTCGAGGCAACGGCGAAGGTGGACTTGCGTTGATCGACGCTGCCTTCCCAGTCCTCGTTGAGAACCACTTGCGCCTCGGTGTCGGCAGCGGCGGCATCGTCTGCGGCACAGCCAACGAAGTAGTCCGCAGCGGTGATCGGCGGGATAGCCGTTACCTTGCTCTCGGAGGCGTCCCAGTAGAGACGCTGGCCAGGAACGTAGATTTGGCTGGCGGTTTTCGCCATCTTGTGGATGCCGCGAATTCGGCCACACACCACGCCACCGGCGACTGCCGAGTCGATGGCAACGCAGGCGCGACCGTCAGGAAGTTGCAAAACTTCGCCAGCGGACACCGCAGCAACTGTCGTGAACTGGATCGTGTCCCCGGCTTGCAAATAGGAGGCTTCGGGCATGATAAATTTCCTTTGTAGGTAGTTGAGTTTGTTAGCTTGCCGGAAGTGCTTGCGGCTCGTGGCGAACGTCTACTGGCGAGCCATCGCCTGCACAAGCTGAGATGGTGAATCCAAACAGCTTGTTGTCGCCGTTGTTGTCGTCGGTTGTCACTTTCGATGCGCTGGCGTCCCAATAAACCGGCACGTCGATTCCGTACTCACCGGCCCCGGTCATTTGGTAAACGCCGCCTTCCGCTGCCAGGCTTCCGAGTGCTCCGGTGAGAATTTCACAGTGAGCAACTCGCGGCGTTTCGTCCGTCACCACCACATCACCGGCGGCAATGTCGGCGGCGGCGGTGTGCGGAACCATTTGCGGTCGGCCACTCTTGAACGACGCCATCGTTTATTCCTTCAACTTGGCCTTGCTCGTGGCAGGCGCTTTTGGTTCGGGCTTGGGTTCCGGCTTCGTTTCGACTGCTTCCGGCGGTTCTGCCTTGGCGGAAGAGATGGTTGCCTTGACCGGAGGCAGTAGGACGGCATGGCGGCGAGCGATAAGCTTCGCCGCAAATTCGTCGGTTACTTCGTGCTCGCCCTCGGGAAGCGGATTCTCTGGGTAATCCATCGTCCCGAGGTTGAGGAGGATTTTGACGCGAGCCATTAGGAGGCGGCTCCTTTGCTCATAATGCCAGCAAGGTATTCCGCAGGATCGCAACCAAAGTCGTGATAGCCACGGAACAAGATGCCGAGGGTGTCGAAATCCGCATCGCTGCTTTCGATGATCGGTGTCGCGTTGCCGTTAAGCAGCGTGACGAGCATCGCCTTAAGCTGGGAACCGAATAGATACCAAGCGGTCGTGCTGTTGCCGGTGAAGGCGGTGTCACTGAGCCGGTTCTGAACAACCGGACGATAGCGGCCAGCGTGGATGTTGGCGTTTCCGACACTCTCCGCCGTAGCAGCGCCGCCGGTGTTGACGTTCGTGCTTTGGTAGAGGCGAGCGGCGTTGAATTCCAATTCTGGCGGAACCAAAAGGATCGACGGACTCGTGGTGACGCCAACTCGCTTCTGGCCATCAGCGGAGGGCGTGCGCAACTTGCGGTAGGCGGTGATGCCTGCTTGCAGGCCGACACCATCAACGCCAAGGACCGAACCTGGTGTACCGTCGATGTAGTTCCCGAGGCTCTTGTCCACCGGAAACATCGTGGCCAAATTCGCCATGAAGCGAGCCCAGAACACGTTGTTGAATTTCTGAGCAGCCCCACGGCCAAGTCGCTCGCGGATGTCGCTGAACGCGCCCAAGTCATCGTTGACAATCTGGTTACGGGTTAGGCCAAGCATCTTGCCATAGGTTTTCACTTGGCTGGTATATGACGCTTGCCCAAGCGTGCCATGTGGAATCTCGCCACCGCTGCCGATTTCCTCGTATTCGAGGTTGTCCAACATGCGGTAGTGGGTGTGGGTGTAGAAGTTGCTCGCCGGTTTTACAGTCGAAATTTCGCGCCACGTCTGATCCTCTTCCATGTAGCCGTCCAAAATCATCTTGTTGGCGACGTTGCCCAAGATGCCGGGGAGGCTGACGGTTGAAAATCCGGTTGACATGCGGGCATGAGCCGGAGGGAAGGCGTATTCGAGAACCGTGCGGATGTTGCCAACCGTCACGCGCTCGCCGGCGCGGCAGTGGTAGCCGTGGTCACTGGCGACTTGCATGAGCAGTTGGTTGACGCTCACATTGTTTCGCAAGCCAGCACGATCAACAGCATCAAGCGTTTGCTCGCTGTAGTGCTTTTCGATGTTCTTGAGCCCGCTCATCATGCAGATGGCGGCCTCGTAAACCTTCTGGTCGGGCTTGTTGGCGGTCGCATGGATGCTGAAACTGCCGTTCAGCGTGCGACCGGAGCGAATGAGTTGGAGTTCGTACTCGTCTGCCGAACTTCCGGCTTGAATGGCCATCTCGCCCAAGTGCTGAATGTTGTTGATGTGCGCCGGATGTTTGCGCATGTAGGCAACGCTGATCTCGTTGATCTTGCTGATGCGGGCGTTGTTCTTCTCTTCTTCAGCGGCGAGTTCGGCCAGAGTGGTTCCGCTACTGGCCGTTTTGCCCTTGCCCTGCTTGGCGTTGAACATCTGCTGAAGTTCCGCCTTATCGTCGGCACTGATGTTGTCCAGGTCGATACCTAGCTTCGCCGCAAACTTCTCAAACTCGTTCATGGGTTCGTCCTTTGCGGCGGACGCCGCGATGGTTACGTGGTTTCCTTCGTTCGCACCACGCGAGACGAAAGCGATGTCTGTCAAAACTGACTTGTCGAAAACGTAAAGAGGGCCGGACATTTTCACGCCGTTGACGACCGCCGATTTTCCGGCGGCAATCTTGCGACGTGCGGACATTTCGGCCTCGATGGACACTTCCCAAGGGAAGCCGCCAGCAGCGCTGTTGGCCACTTCGTCGCGATAGCTTGTGGCCGCCGAAAGAGCACCTGCAACCTTGACTTGCTTGCCGTCGTTATCGAAGCCGGTAAGGTGGCCGACTCGCTGGCTTCCCTTGTGCTCAAGGTTCGCCTTGGGTCCACGCCCCTGGGTCATGCCCGCAAGGTTGAGTACATATGGCGCGTCCAGCTTCGGATTGGCGGTGTAGCCTGGGACTGGCGCACTGCCGTCGTAAGCAACGGCCTCGAAGGTTGGCGGTCCAGACGCTTCGCCTTCCCCGGCTTTGATCGTGACGGGAGCGGATTGCGAAATCATCTTGGCGGACGTGCTAGAGAGCTTGCCCTTGTGCGTCTTACGCATCGGGTTCTCCTTGGGGTGCTAGTGTTGGTGCGGGCGAAGAAACGCCCAGCAGCTGCGCGACGTACTGGATTGCGTGCTGTGGAGTGTTCACCAGTCGCACCATCTGCCGCGCCTTGGCGATGTTCTCTTCCGAGGCATCGCCGAACGTGTCCTCAGCGATGACGGCGAGTTCGTCCTCAAAGTCTTTGCCTTGGTCGCTGTAGACTTGGCGAAGCGAGAGCGTGCCGTTTTTGAGTTGCGTGTCGATGGCGTTGGCGTGAGCCACTTCATCAATCACCGGATGCGCCGGCCAATCCCACTGGTGAGTAGGTGGCAAGTCGCGGTTCGTCGTGGAAATAGTCCACTCTGAGAACCATGCAGCGAACAACCTATCTAAGATGAGGTCGTTGCAATCCTTGCGGTCAGCGTCAATTTGGTTGCGGAATAAGAGCGTGTCGAGCTTGCCACTGGCGAATGAGTAGGTGGACGAATCGCAAGCCGCGGCGTTGTATGGCATCGAAATGCCGCGCGCCATTTCGCTGATATTGAGCCGGTGAAATTCAGCATACTCAGCATTGGGATGCTCGCCTTTCATCTGCTTCGCATCCCAGCCCATTGGGAGCATCATCAGCATTCGATGAACGAATTCCGTCGTCGTGAAAGCGGCAACTGGATCAGGCTCGATACTCGCACTTGCGCCGGTCGTGAGCAGCGCCCCAATACTTGCGGCGCTTTCAGCAGCCTTAACGGTGGCTTCACGATGACGGCGAGCCATTGCGCCGCTTGCCAAGCCAGAAGTCATTGCGGGGATGCCGCGATGAGCGCCGGGACGTTCGAGGTTGAACCAGTGGACAACCTGCGAAGCCGAAACCGTGACGGGCGAATAGGAACCAACGAATCGACCGCCGCCAGGGTGGTAAGGCAGGATGTCGTAAGCGGTGATGTTGTTGAATTCGTCGAAATGAATGCCGTCAACGCGACCACTATAAACACCGTGGTAATCGGATTGACACTGCTCTGCCTCGAATGGCGTGAAGTCTAGTTGCACTTCCTCGCCTAGCTCGGGGTTGTTTCGCAAGATGGCGAAGCTCTCACCATCGCCAGTGAGGGCATGAGCCATCGCCTTGAGCTTGCGGCGGAACTGCACCCGCTCTTGCCACTCGGCAAATCGGCGTTCCACAAGCTGATTGAAATTGCGATTGCCCGTGAGCATCCGCAGTTTCGGCCCGTCGCCAATTAACGAGTTCACGTAGGAGCGAATCACGCCGATGTAGTAGCTATTGCTCGTTTGCTCGTAGCGAGAGCGGCGAATGAGCGTGTTACGGACGCCTTGTGAGTAAGCGGAATCGGGATCAAGACCATCGGCGAATTGCCAGTGGCCGTCCAGGTCTGTTCCACTTCTCGCTGCGTCAATACTCATGCGAGCGGCGCGAGTCTTGGGATGGAAGTATTCCGCCAATTCAGGACGCGGCTTGCCGTTCGCGTGAACGAAAGGCAGCCCGTCGCTGTTCAGGATGGAGGAAACTCGTTCGCTCATCGGTATCGCATGTTGATTTGCCTCTTGGTGATGCCGGTGCTGTTCACAGCGGCAGCGTTTTGAGAGGCAAGGAACTGGTGAGCCTTAATCAACTCGTCGATACTCTTGACCGTCGTGGTGTGCCCATCGACCGTAACCGTGGCGATTCCGTCTTGTGCGATTTGTTGAATCGCGGACTTAATCAATTCAGGGTCGATGTCGGGCATCGTCGAAAGCCAAAAGAAAACGGGGGCACGTGTGACAATCACACGAACCCCCGTAAAAGGCTCGACGTTTACGGCGTCGGTAGGTCTTGCAAAACCTGCCTGCCGTGAGCCGTGCAAAAGACGCACGGCCCCCTAGTTGTGTTTATTCAATGCAGTTCTCTTGGAAATGTCAAAGGAAGTTGCGGAAGTGGCTATATGCGGCAGTTTGTTGCTTCGTGGCCACAATCGCCGGTCGATTGTCGTTAGAGCGCCCCGCACTCGCCGAATGCCTTCGGGTCGCAGTGCGCCCCGCCTGCCACTCGCAACTAGCTAGATCGAGATGGGGGTCATGCACACGCCCTTTCTTCCTCATCCTTCTCCACCACCACCAACTTAAAGCCCTTCGGGACTTCTACCTCGCTAGTAATCGTCGCCGCTTGCCCACAATTGCGACACACTCGCGACCGTCGCCGCGTGCCGTCTTTGAGATACCATGTCTTGCGAACTTCGGTATGCTTGCAACCGCACTTTGGGCACTCCCAATTTCCGCCGCGCGATGCGTCCGCAAGTTCCTGCGCTGTTGGCCTCTCTTCCGGTGGAATCATGCTCGCCTCGCTTTCTCGGCTAATTGCCTAGCAGTTGGGCGGCTAACAGAGTTTTTTGCCGTCGCCCGGTGCTCTGCTAAGTTAATCCCGCTAATCG